CTCCGTCTTCGGAGACCTCAATCCAAACCTCACGGTTGGGATACTTTTTGGAGATAGCGTCATACAAATCGCCTGACATCATCTCACAACTCTTGTAGTCTAACGCTAGTATACTATCTTTATAAAGATTTAGCAACCATCGTTTGAACTGAATAAACTCAATATCGCGATCATCGTGTGTAACACCGATCCAAACTTTAAAATGGAAGATGTGACGATGTGGATAGCCTAGAAAACTTACATCGTATTCATCACCTGTTGCCAAGTTAGGATCTGTAAGTGCGGCTGGATACTTGTGCATACCTTCTTTGTTAAAGGTAACCCAAATCATTTTGTTTGGTCTAATGTCTTGCTTAATAATCATTTTTATCCTCTTTAAATCCTACGTCTAGCTCGTTGCAATGGAAACATATCTGTATGTATTCTACGTATAAAGAATACTAATGTCAATCTACTATTATCTCCGTCACCTGAAAAATTGCTGGCTGCATGATACATATGCGAATCAAATGCTAATAATCTATTAAATCTATTTTTAACAGTAATCGATTCGTCAAATTGATCGTTGTTTGCTTTTCGATATGTTGAATATTGGCTTGTATTTTCTGGATTTTTAAAAGATTCTATAACTTTATCTCGATGAATAAGAGAAACACTAGCATTTTTTGGTTGATAGATTACCGTACCTGCATCAGGCTCAACTGATTCATTATCCAGATAAACAATTCCAGTTATTAATGCACTATCTACGTGGGCCCATCCTTGTTCATAACTTTTAGGAACTTTTTGAAAATTTGCTGTGGCCGCCCATCGCAGTTCAGACTCTGCCGGATAAAATAATTGAAAAAATCGTTGTATTGTGTTTCCAAAAAAATCTGGATCAACAGAATGTAATTCGGCAGATCGTGTTCCAGGCCATTTTAGATCAGGGTCTAATTTATATTCTTGCTCTAATGCAAATTTACGAACTAATTCCGGATCGTCGAAGAAGTCATCCACTATAGTAGTTGGAATTATATAGTTCTTCACGTCGGTGTGTCCTGTGTATATTGATCCCAGTAAGTAAATTTGTCTTTACTCATTAGGCTTTGAAGATGATGTGTCCATACGCCTGGGTTTGTTTTACCCCAAGTGATGTCATCTAGTTTAAGAGTGGCATTATAATTAAGTTGATTAATATAAGGCAATTTTACACTAATCATAGGAACAAATCTAGCGTATTCAGAATAACCGCTTTCGATTACACCTTCAATGTGTTCAACACCAAAGTCCAAGCTGACCCAGTAGTCTGCTTTTAAACAACCAAGGATAACTTCGTCCCACGGTGTGTATTCTTCTTGTGACATTGCTTTGGGATTAAAACTTTGACTAGTACCAAAGTAGATATGTTTACAATCGTTATCATTTGCCTTGTTGAGAATTTCTTCTAAGGTTGGAGTACCAACAACAAACAATGTTTTCATACCATAACAAATAGTATGTTCGACTTCGTAACCTGTAAAGTAGACAATATCTTGCCGTTCCTCAGTGTTTAGTCCCATTTGATATAACCTCTACTATAACCACTCGGACGATTAACGCCGTCCGTAAACGCTTGCTGCCATTCAGTGTTACGATTGTAACACTTTGTCCAGAAACTATCAACCTCAAGATTACCGTTTTCAATCATCCATACTGCATCTTTCATACATTGATAGAAATTTGGATTGCGTGGACTCGGTCGAACAGTTGTACAAGCCTTCCAAAGTTGTGCCTGCGATTCTTCTCTGCTGACTGCTTTGCCAACTGCATCAACAATTAAGGCATTGTTATTTAGATTTATGTCTATACCTAAAGAATATTTACCACTCAAGTCAATAACTACGTCATAACTTTCAGTAGTACCAAGTAACAATCGATCGCCCCACATATCAATATTACTTGACCCTATAACATCGACATTTTCACAATGTTTAAATTTAGTCAAAGTATGATAGGCTACCCATGCTAGAAATCCACTACCAATGATCAGTATTTTATCTTGTCTAGAACAATCCGCAACATCCACAGCATTGATACCACAAGCAACTGGCTCAATAATATAACGTGGATGAGCTTCAGGTACCCAAACATATTCATTTGCACGTACATTGTATATGTCTGCGTATGCGGGTTCGCCTCGAGTGGCAACAAAGTCTCCAAAGTTGACATCTTTAATATTAGCACCAATTCCAATAACTTGTCCAAGTCCTTCGTGACCTTGCATACCCAGTGGTAACGGACCAAAGTTTCCCTGCATCATATCGATGTCACTGCGACATACGCCGGTCATAACAGCACGAACACAAATTTCATCTTCAGTTAACGGAGGAATATCATATGTTACTTGTTCAAAGTAACCTTGACCAGTTGTTTGCAAACATCTTGTCATAGTTTTTCAATTACTCCGTGTATCCAGGTGTCTTGCTCGTATTGTTCTGTCCAAAATTTAGCATCGTCGACTCGTTCGATTGCTTCCTTGATCATGGCCTGGTATGCTTCTTCAGGACACCATCCCAGTTCAAATCGTTCCACACTGTTATCTTCCATGAAAAATTCAATGGAACTATCATCATCTAACATACTACGCCAGTTAGCGGCACATGACCATTTGTTAGCAAAGTCAATAACACATACATCGTCTACATCGTATGTTCCTTTGGGGTTCACAACTCCGTAATCTGTGCTGTCAATATCTTCTAACTGCCAAGCCGCTAGTGTAGTGCTACCTTTAACTTTGTCCGCTCGCCACAGTGGATTCATAGCAATATATAAACTTAACAAGTGTGGCATCAAGTCTCGACTAACGCCACCGAATGATAATTTTTTAGTAGTAAACCAACTTCCAGGACTGGGAATACAATTCTTACGTATCCATTTGATCTTCACTGTCTTGGCCCGTGCAGCCAACTTTTTCAATTCAGCAATATTACTACGCCACATGTTGTTCTTAACCATGATGAAACGAGTATACTTGTATTCTTCTAGTAAACGTTGCCACGTAAAACTATTCGAAACACCAGGCTTTTCAATAAACACAATTTTACTGCACGGTGCAACTTTGCTTGCAATATCAAAATGTGTAAAGTTAGGAGTACAAATGTGTGCAGTATCAAACATCTTATGGATAAGAACTGCTTGGTCCACTGATGTATACATTGCACCTTTTTTTGAATCTTGATCCACAGTGATGACTTCGTGCCCGAGTTTTTCTAGAACAGTTTTGTACAACTGTCCTATACCCATACCAACAATTAGGCTACGCTTCATTTTTATTCTTCTCGTATTGTTTAAACATTCTAGTTACATCTTCCATGCGTTCAGCAAAATGCTCAGGAGCACCTCGTGCCGCAGCCTGCATATCCCATTCACTAGGATAATGACGCAGGCAATATCTGGCACCGTCTTTAATAGATTTAGGAACTCGAGCAGTAGACAAAATCTCAAGTAAGAACTTTCGAGTCTGTACTACTGCTCGATATCTTTCGTCTGGCATGGTCATTTTATAACTCTTTTCATGAAAGTTTTCACGTGTAATATTATGCACTGGATTCTAAATCGTCTAGTTTTTGAGTATCGAATTCTTCTTCGTCGTCTTCTAATTGTACACTATCTGCATCCACTTCGTCAAACAAAGCGGAAAACATGCCACTTGCATTAACCGTTTTTTTACCAGTTGCACCGCGGGTACCAGGAATGGCCTGCCAAAATTTATCAAATCCGTCGATGATAGCAATCGCAGTTGCCCTATCAGGAGCACTAAAAATAGCATCCACTACATCTTTAAAATAAATGCGTTCAAATTTCTCATCTACTAACATGGCAGGACACAGACCAGCGTCATATTGGCGATTGGCTTCTTGCACACTATTCAAATGCAACCAAACATTATGGCCCATCATAATTGCGTAGGTAAAACTATCCCAACTAGTCTTGCCTACTTTGCCAATTTTATTAACATCGTTTGGACCATAGATACAAATATCTTTAACTTCGACTCCATCCATCAAAGGACTTGTAGTAAATGAAGCAAAATGTTTGTCTTGTACTACTACATCTTGAAAGAGTCTAGTGTCTTTGCTGTACTTTTTGTCGTCTAAACTAGGCAACATTCTGTACAACCACTTTTGTCTGTCTGTAATTTCTGTTTGAACATAAATCTGTCCATTAGCAGTGGCAAGGAACGGACTGGCACAATCAAAACTAATTGTAAAGTCTGGATTATGATACTTTCGAACAGCACGTTGAATGTCTGTTAACAATAACGCCCACTCTAATTTACTTGTACCAAGAAAGTGCATCCAGTCTTGGTGACCTTGTTCAAGCAACCCGTCAAACTTTAGTGCCACAATTCTACGTAGCACTAGATCTACGTCACACATGTTCTGGCCGCCCATGGCCCATCCATTAAATGGCCGTTCATATTTGGTTGGATCGCAAAAGTCTTTCATTTGCTGATACCAATCTTCTGCTTGGTCGTGGTTTTCGCCCTGCAAAACATTTAAGAATTTGCAAGCACCTGTACGATGTTTAATAAAGTATTCGTTGTTGTACTTGGTAGCACTAACTGATTGATCGTAACTGGCAATGCCACTGTTCTTAGCACCCACTGGACTACGACCCACCCAGGCTGGTATATCAAGTACCATGCCGTAATCCATAAGTGCATCCATCCACGTTAAAACTTGTTCACGCTTCTTTTGTGCCGCATCTAGTTTTGCCTGATACAGTTTAACATGATCAATCTTGGTATACTTGGGATTGCCATTTTTATCTGTCTTGGGATCACCGGTGGGGTGTAGTTGTGGAACTAGTTCAACACCCTTGACAACCGCATCAGCCATGCGTTGTGCAACAATTGAACCAGTAGGATCATTCCACTCGCCTTCCCATACACCTTTACCAATCTGGAATCCACCCGAGTCACCCAACACCCAACTGGTACTTCTGTCTCTATTACGAAACATGTCTTCACTGGGATCAGGTTTGGTCAAATCCAAGTTTGCATGTCCAGCTGAATACAAACAATGGTCAAAGTAAAATGCCGCATTGGGATTCAAATAATTCATGGCTTCGATACCCATAGGCCCAAAGCTAGCAGGAATGCGTGTAGGATCCACGTAATTACTGTAGCGTTGTTTGCCTATGTATGTGCTGTAAAATCCTGACGTTGCCGGCAGGAAATATGCATAATCTTTTTGTGCGGCTGTTAAATTTTTATTCATTTGATTAAATGTTGTGCTAGTACCATACAGCTAATCCAAACCCATATAGTATTAAATCCTACTAATGTTGGTAGCAGTTTCTTTTCACTAGCCCAGATAAGTGTTATACTTGTGGCTAGAGTGAAGAAATACAACCACCAAAGACTAATGCCAAAGATTAAGCCAGGGATAATGATAACGGCTTTTGCCGCCCAACTAGCAAATTCTACTATGTTGTAGTTGGTCCAGTATTCCTTTGTAAACCACATGCTGTAACATTCTTTAATTTTGCCAAATCCAATGTGTCGATATACTACTCCACACAGTACCAAGAATACTAAACATGCAGATAATATTTGTATACTATTCATTATTTAGATTGTGCTGGCAAAATATAATCGTATACAGCAATACCACTATCAACTGTGATGTTCAATGCACCTGCATCTGCAATACGCATTGTGATGTCACCGTTGAGATTCAAAATACTTTGAACTTGATTCACTGGCCACGACCATGTTTGACGCAACTTGCCATCTACACCTGCTTGAAACACAAACGAACCAGCGTGTGTACTTGCATCACCAAAGCTAAACACTAGATCATTGCCTTCTGTTTTAACTTGGAAGGTTTGCTCTTCTGAGTGTGCGTTTGCTTGAAACTTGAGACGCTGAATACTTGCCATGCTGGGTTGGAATTCGATATCCCACTTGGCACCTTTGAATTTAACACTTTTCAATTTTTCATTGATGATGTCTTGATTCATAAAACGATAATCGTTTTGGAAATCACCAAGTCCGTTTTGGAAATGCAAGCCTGTGGGAATTGTTTCTCCATTGCGTTCTTGCTTAACAACTGAAATAGTTGCATTTTCCTTGTACTCTGGGCACTTGAGGTGAATGTCTAACTTGTTTAGATTAGGCATACCAAACACACCTTCAAAGTCATCAACTGGACTGTGTGTTTTTGCGTTGACAATAACCGAACGATCTTCAGCCATTGATTCAATGCTTGTTTCTTTAGTAGTTGAGGATACCTTGACCAAAGGCAAAAAGCCCAAGCTGTGTGTATGTGCTACTAGATCTTGTAAAAAGTGTTTCATGTGATTCTCCATATGTTGTGATTATACTTAGGTTTTTTGACAATGTCAAGGATTTTTCCTAACCTTCTTATTGTATTCCACCGATTCATTTAGTATACTAAATGGTGCATCGATGGTATTGGCATAGTGTACAAATGCCTCTGTGTCTTTGGGAAGACACGCACCACCAAACCCACGCTCGCTATCTAGGCCTGGTACCAGTGTGTGACTATTACCAATACGACTATCATGAGTGATCATTTGTCTGACCATTTTATAATCAGCACCGTTTTGTTGGCAGATGTCATATAGCTGATTAAAAAACGCAACCTTCGTTGCTAGAAATGCGTTGATACTGTATTTGACTGTTGCTGCCTCCACAGTAGTGCAGTGAAAGAACAGTTTGCAATTTGGCAACACGCTTGTAAATAGTTCTTGCCAAAATCCTTCTGGATCTTCTCCACCCAGCACACACGATTTTTGATCAACAAAATCTTGATCAGCAGTACGTGCTCTTAGAAACTCGGGATTGTACACAACGGAATGATTGCTGTACAATTCTTCCATTGCCACTAATATACCAGGTGTAATTGTGCTCTTGATCAGCACGGGCATAAAAATAGGAACTGTATCCATTACATTTGCCACATTTCCTATATCGCATACTCCATCCAATGTTGGCGTGTCAACACAAATAATCAAACCGTCTGCATCGTGATTATCTGCGATTGTGTCAGTTGTGTATTTTGGATCCACAATAACAACTTCGTGTTTGGTACGCAGTGCCTTTGCCACTGCCTTACCCACAAATCCATATCCTGCAATTATAATTTTCATATCAAAACTCGAATAAACTGTTAAACGTATTCTTTTCTTCTGTGCTACGTACATCCCATTTCAGCACACCAATCAAGTTGTCCAGCTTGTTGTCAATAATAGTCTGTTCCATTTCAGCGTGGTCGAATGCAAGATCTTTGAACCATTGCGGAAGACGTAATTCATCTACAGGATATGCAACACTGGTAAAGCCCATGGGATTTTGTTTTAACTTGCAAACAATAACTTTTGCACCGTCGGTGATACCCATTGAATACTTGTCTTGGTACATACGTTTTAACGTATTCCAATTAATGCTTGCACGAACGTGTCCTGGCATATTAGTCTTGCCGTCTTTCTTTTCCTTGGCTTCGTATTCAGTAATGTTGTTGGCACGTTTGGGCGAACCTTTCTCCCAACCTGGTCTGCTTTTAAAGCGTAGTCTAAATTCGCTGATGTGTTCCAGAACTTCTTGTTCAGGCTTGCCCATTAGAACCATTTCAAGAACATCACTAAGAAAGTTCTGAATAAATTCCGGAGTATCACTACGCTTGAGATCCAAGCCCATGGCCTTGATCTTACCAGGTTTACCTTCTATGTCTGTACGCTTGCCTTCTTTGTCGTAATACAATACTGCATAGCGTTTCTTGGTAATGAACAGGCTTTTTGATCCAACAATCTCACGACCTGCTTTGATAACTTCTCCGCGGGTCTTTGGCACGTGGAATGTGTCCAACATAAACTGTGGAAATGTATTGTTTACTTCATCAGCAATTTGATCATACAACTGTACCACACTTTCCTTTGTCCAAGGAATTTTACCTGCTACAATTTCTTTCTCAAGAGTCTTGTAAGCACTAAAATAACACGAGTCTGTATCACCATAGATAATTGCTTTGCCGCGATAGTCGTAATCACCAGTGACAATTTCATTCACCTTTCCAGCCATGTGTTTAACAATCTGGCGACCGCTTAGTGTGGTGCTTTGCCCAATACGCTTGTCAAAAAACCTACAACCGCTGTTGAGAATAGCACCATACAAACTATTAAGGTTAATCTTCTTGACCAGTTGTCGCTTGTCCCAGTATTCTTCTTCAACTTTGTTACCACTTTTGATACATTCCTTTAGTTTGGCCTGCATCTCTTTACGTTCAGCATACCAACGCTTGAGTAATCCAGGAATAATGCCTTCTTTTTCGTAGGTAAAGATAGTACCATTAGCACTGAGAATCCACGGCTGATTACTTTCAAATATCAGTCTATATACTTCGGCAGCACTGACAACATCGGTGTCTCCGTTTTCCCAGTCGATGGTGATGTCTGTGCCAATCTCTTGATTCATTACACATTCATATTCTAAACTACTGAACACACCTTCCCATGATGCCGCAAAACTTTTGCCCTTGGCCATTTGCAGTTCAATAAATTCTTCTGTTTTAGTTTGACGCAACTGTCCCACAATAGTTTCTGGACCCATGTTCAATGCACGAATAGCACTGGGATAAAGACTGTTGATGTCTAGCGAACCAATCCAGTCATGAATGCCTTCTTTAGGATATGCCACATACGCACCAGCCGCTTGACTGTCTTCACGTTCATCCATCTTGACTCGATTGGGTACTTGGAACCCGCGCCTGTGACATTCGTTTATAATGGCCTGCTCAGTCACCGCCACAGCACCCATTGTGGTTTGTAGCAACACAGTACATTCATGTGCCAAGGTGTTGGCAAGATCCATGAACTTTAGTTTCTTGTCCAGTCGATCCAACAGTGAAGTATCTTGCCTGTTGTATTCAATGAATGTTTTAAAATCATTGTTGTACAACTGATCCAGTGTGCCTTCGTATTGTGTTTTGCGTTCACCCAGTTCATATTCAACAATAGCATCCAGTCGATAACTGTGACGTTCTTCATATGTGTACTTGCGATACAGTTCAAGACTGTCCAAATGTACTCGACCAATAAAGTCGTATGTAATGGCCTTCTTGCCAAACTTTTCATATTCACGGCGTTTGGGATACTGACCAAACAAGCAGAATCTACGTGTGTCGTCTTTGCTCAACACTTTGGTCACACGATTCACAGTGTATGGAATATCGTATCCTTCCGAATTCCAACCACTCAGCATATCAGCATCTTGAATAACATCAAGAAATGCGTCCAACATTTCTGCTTCTGTTTTAAACAGCATGGTATTGGGAAAGTCTTTAACAGCTTCCTGTGCTTGCTCCCAAGTCAGTGTTTTTGGAGGTACTGCAAAACACACCAGTGTTTCCAACCATTGTAGGTGAACTGCAATACTGGTAATGGGCATGAACGCATCTTCAGGAGTGCTGTAGCCACGTTCCGGATCAAAGTCCACCTCAATGTCAAAAAATGCCACATTGAGTTTTGGAGGTTCTGCGTTTAGATAGTTTTCGCTTAGGCAAACAAATACTGGATTGATGTCAGCTTCGAACAATTGTTTGCCTGAATTGATTGCTTGTTCTTTGCGAAAGTCTTTTGTATTTTTACAAACAATGCGACTAAGTGCATCTCCGTAAATACTTTGAAATTTGCCACGAGGGTCTTTGTAATACAGCGTGTGTTTGACAGGAATGTCACGATACTCACGCTCGTTTTTCTTATTTCGTTCAACCACTTTGATAACGTCGTTATCGCGGTCAAACCATGCGTCTACATAGCTCATTAGTTCTCCATATGCAATTTACGGCTTGCAAATACCTTATGTGCGATTTATGGCTCGCCAACCTTTCTCTTGTGTATTTATTAGATACGTTTTGTGATATCTAAAATTGCTTCAATTTCTTCCCAGTCTTGATTGTAAGTGCTCCAATCGCCTTTGTGTGCAATCTTGATTGCTTTGTTGATAACGCTGGCTTTGACCTGCAATTCTTCTGCTACTGCCTGTACTGTTTCTTTTAAGCCCACTTGCAAGTCGTCAATTTCGCGAAGGACCGTGGATCCTTCTGTAATCAAACGCTCTAGCTTTGCCTTTTCTTCTGCACCGTAACTACGTCCACCCATTGTAACTCTCCTAATGTATATGCCTATTATACATTACTTATCTTGTGTATGCAAGCTGTTAGATATTTTAGAGGTGAAAATGGCAGAACTAATCTGCCATTTTGAATTACCTATTGAATCCTGCTAATTTTAACATTCTACTAATATCTTCTTTAAACGGCATTGATTCTATATCTCCTTGACGATATGTATAATTTCCGGGTATGCTAGGATCTTTTCCGGGAGGGCCTTCCCATCGACGAACTCCTCCGATGATTGGAACCCACCTACCTTTACCAGGTCCGTCGCCTTTACCAGTTCCATCTTTGCCTGGTCCAGTTCCATCACCACCTGGTTTGTTTCCATCACCACCTGGTTTGTTTCCATCACCACCTGGTTTGTTTCCATCACCAC